CCCTGATGATCTAAGCGAGTTCAGCGGAGCGCTGCATGAAGCCATTGATGGCTTGAGCCCTGAGAATCAGCACATCATCCGCCGGCGCTACTTCTACAGCAGTCGCCATCCAACCCCTTACGGTGAGATCGGCGACGATCTGAAGATCAGCCGTCAGGCAACGCAACAGATGCACAACCGTGCCATGAAAAGCCTCAGGCTCAAGCTTGGCGGTTTGACAGGGCAAGATTGCATTCAAGCTCTGCGATCCGCCGCGTAGCGCCGCGAATGATCAGGTCTTGGCGCATGGAGAGCTGGCACAGCTTGATCAGCATCTCTTGCGCTTGCGCGAGGTCGTAGCTCTTCACTTCCCGCTTCTGGCGCTCCAGTGTGAGCAGGTGCTCTGGCCCCGGCTGGGGATTCATCCACTCACCCCAGGCCATAAGGGCAACATAGAAAGTCAAGGTAAGGTGCCCGATGGATGAACCCACCGTGGAGTTGGTGGAGACATCCAATGGGCCAAGGTGGCGGGTGTGCGGGCTCGGCCATTGCACCGAGCATCAGCAGCGCTGGCAGGCGGAGGTGTTGTTTGAGTGCTTACTGGTGGCGAAGGGCTGCCGAAATCAGCAGGGTCGAGGTTGAAGCAGGCGCCGCACGGTGCTGCGGCTGATCTGCAGGTGATCGGCGATCTTCTGTTGTGTCCACCCTTGAGCGCAAAGGCGCTGCGCCCGTTGCTGGCGTGACTCCGACGCCCAGAGCAACAGGATGAGAGGGAAGAGAAAGATCACCGCCACCCACGCGAGGGTGGTTGTCATGGCGGGTTTGTAATAGGAGTACCGGGCCAACCGGCGGTGCGGGCTTATTCAGGCCCTGTTGCGCTCGGGTTTTACGACCTCGTGTGCGTTGTTCGGTCGGCGGTTCAGTTTTGCGAGTGGGCCGCTCCCCTCGTTTCACCACACTAGTTTATCGGCTAGCGCTAGTCAACTAGGCCGCTGCAGGTGGCTCGGGCTCGTCAAGTTCACGGCTCAGCCATAGCCGCGTCTGATCCTCTGAATAGGAGAGGTAAGTGATGCCATTGGCCATGGCCATCCAAAGCTTCACGCCAGTTTTTGGACGCTTCACAATCCACAGGCCGGGCTGGATGCGACGGCTAATGTTGGGTTCGCGCATTTCAGTAGTCCCAGCGGCGGCGTTGGCCATCAGCGCGGCGGCCGAGGTGCACAAAGCCCTTTGGGGCGCCATAGCCCACGGAATACATCCAGTTCTTGTCGCAGTAGGCCTGCACCTGTTGAATCGACGCGCCTTCAATGTAGAAATCCACAGCGCCTTCATTGGCGTGGCTGTAGAGGTGCTCGGAGTTCTTGGCACCGCCTGCGGCATCATTGACAGCCTTGGGCCTGTAGCCGCTGGTGATGATCACCGGCAACCCTTTAAACTCCTGCCGCACCTTCTCCATAAAGTTGGCCAGCATGGTGGCAGTCTCAATTTGGTGCTGCTGCTGAAAGCGCCGAGCCTCTTGATCCAGCGCAAACTCACCTAGACGGATGTTAGGCGTCAACTTGACACTAAACGGTGATGCAGTTGTGAGGCGCGGGCTGCTTTGCTGCGGCGGCACCTTGAGCTGCTGCTGCCCGCAGAACAAGGCGATCTCCGCTTGACGGCGCCGCACTAAGCCAGTCAGCACCGTTTCACCAGCGTGCACCCACTTCGGCAGCTCTTCCTTAACAACCTTGTTCGGATCCTCGCCAGCCAGTAACCTCTTACGCAGTGTGCTCTCCTTTAGCGCACCTAGCCCGACGTTATAGGCGAAACTTACAATGGCTGCGACCTGCTCGCCGCGCCATTTCTTGGCTAGCGGCAGCAGTTCAAATACACTAGGCGCAAATAAATTCTTAACTTTGTGCAGCAACATTTGCTCGGCTTCCTGCTGCGTGATCTTGTCGCCTATTCTCACTGCACGATTTGCCAGCCTTGTATCGCCATAGCCAATGGTTGGGATATCAGCAGGACAGCGATACGCCTCTAACCTGCAGCCTTCCCACGTTTTAATGATCTCTAACGCTGGTGTTAACCATGCAGCTGGCAGCGGATCCTTAACAACAGGATCAGCGCGATACAGCTCCGCAAATTCCTCCAGCACCTGCGCGGTGATCTGACCTTGCAGCCAGTCCCAGGCCGCCAGCTGATGCGGCAGCTCCTTGAAATGCTTGGCGGCTTGCCGCAGCTGAATCGTTGCCATCACTCAGGACTCCAAGGGGCACGGATGCGCAGCTCACCACCCAGCAGCTGCTGCGCCTTGCTGCCATCCGGGGCAGCTTCTGTGATCACTGGGGCTTGCGCTTTGGCCTGCTCTTGATCCCACAGCTGATGCAGCTCTGCGATCTGCTGATCCACATCGCGCATTGCCTGCTCGGTCTTCCACTCCACCCAATCGGGATGCGTTTCAGCGAGCAGGGCCTTCACCCACCAGCGATGTCTCAGGTTTGGCCGTTCATCACAGACAAACCGCGCTAGCTCATGCATCAGCGCGGCCCATAGGCGATAGGGCCTCGCGCTCACTTCTTGGCGCTATGCGGGAAAACCTTGCGCAGCACTTGCACAATTTCTTGCACGATGCCGTTGCCCTTGAGGGGCGTGTAGGGCAGCACTTCGCTGATGATTAACAGCACAAGCGCAATGATGGCGGTGGTTTCCATGCGGAACTCCCAGGCTCCCTAACTTGCCCCTACGGCCTGTTGTTCATCTCCAGCGAACGCACGCGCCGGTCAATGTCATTTAGCCGTTCTTTAGAATCATTCTTGAGTTCGCGCACGTCTTCCAGCACCGTGTGGAGCCCAGTTTCAATCTTGGTCACCTGCAGAAAGAGGCCGCAGAGGCCGACCACAGCGGTCACAAGCAACGCTGGGACAGCCTGCGACAGCCAACCTGGAGAAGCTGCAGCTGGTGCTGGCGCTGCGATTGTGATCTCCTCTTCAGCCACCAGCCCGTTGAGTGCTCTGGCCTAAATTGCCCCTACCATAAAAAAACCCCCGCATGAGCGAGGGCCTTGCATCTCCGACCCGACCCCTCAAGCCGATTCTTCAGGGGCTTGATTGGAACTTGCCTTCTTCTTCCCGCTGGTCTTGGCCACCACCGCCTTGCGCTCTTCAGCGCTCAGGGTCCAGCCATTGCGCAGCGCATCCATCATCTCCAGCCGGGTGGAGGCCACATAGGTGGCCTCTGATTCCGGGTGGGTGAGGGTGACCGGATAGGCCGACATCACTTGGCGATGTAGACCGTGGCAGTAGCAGCACCAGGGCTGCCGGTCTTGGTGATCACACCCTTGACCACAGCGGCACGGCCGCCGAGGCGCTCGGTCACTTCAGGGCCAGAGAAGGGCACTTCAATGGTCTTGGCAGTGGCCGGCAGGGTGATGGCTTCGATCACCACAAAGGTGCCACCAGAGGCGGTGGCGGCTTGAAGGCTCACGGTCCACTCGGCAGAGCCGGCGGTGTAGGAGCTGTAGCCACCAGAAGCGATCACCACTTTGGCGGTGTTCAGGCTGGAGGCGTCAAAGACAACCTCAGAGCCGGTGACGGTGGCAGTAGCGGCGCTGGCGGTGGCCAGCTGTAGTTCGGCGTCCCGCAGGTAAGACCGGCGGTCACTCATTCCAGTTGCAACAGGCATGGTTGAGTTCCTCTAAGAGGGTGAAAAGAGATCAGGCCGCCACTGCGGCGTTGGTGATGCCGGCCAGGCGGGCAATCGCACGGGGGTGAAACACAGCCATGCCGAGGTAGGCCTCAACACGGATGCGACGCACAGGCTTGCTGTCGATCTCGCCGAGATCACGGACGCCGATGCCGCCGTTGGTGATCAGGGTGGCGCCATTAACGCCAGCGGCCACGCAGTAGACCGAGCTGCAGACGCTGCTGCTGCCTTGGGTCTCGTTGAAGGCCATGACCTGAGCACCGGCCTCGTCGTGGTCGATGTCGATGATCGGCACGCCGTTGTAGGCCAGCTGTTGGCGGCCCAGGGCGTCTTGGCCGTACTGCAGGTTGCCCACAGCAGAAGCCACACGAGCAGCAGCCGACAGGCGGCGGCGCAGGGTGCGGTTCATGATCAGCACCGGGTTGCCCACGGTCTCATCCACAGCGTCGATCAGCTCATCAAGAGCAGCGAGGCTGAGGCCACCACCGTTGGCAGCGTTGGTGATCAGCTGCGAGGAACCCGAAGGGATGCGAGCCTGCAGGCCGTCAAACTCGTTGACGTTGCTGGTGGAGTCACCCTTGATCAGGGTCTTCTCCAGCTTGAGGCGGGCAGCCTTAACCTTCATCGCCACTTGAGCGGTGCGGATCTCAGCGCCTTGCATGGCTTCAAGAGCCAAGTCAATGTCCACATCACCGCCGAAGATCTTGAGGGCTTCGGACTGGGGGTTGATGATGCCGGTGGACTCGCTGTAGGCCTCATTAACACCACGGAAGCCGATCCCAGGGAGGGTCTGCTCTTGGTTGTAATGAATGCCGGTGCCAGTCACTGACAGCTGAGGCATCGCTGCGTAGAGCTTGCCTTCGCGGAAGATTTCAACGATCCCCTGCTTGAGGGAATCCTGCCGGCCGAGTTTGCCGGCCTCAACAGTTGTGAGTGCCACGGTCTTGTGTGGTTAGGGGTTGGCAGCTGCGGCAGGCATCGCGCCTTGAGCAGGTGTTGGCATCGCGCCAACGCATCGGCACCACATCGCGTAGAAGCCGTGCTCTTAGTTGCCAACCGCTAATCAATAACAAGGCCCAAGCGTGACCGGCCATAAGGACCGGACAGAGGCTTAGGCTCTATCAGCCCGATGCTAAGCAGAGCGGGAACATCACGACGTTAGTGCGCCGCTTTAAGCGCTCGGCTCTTCTTCTGCGGCAGGCGCGTCAGGTTCCCAGAGGCTGTAGTTCGGCCCGGTGACATAGGCCGCCAGCTCTTCGGTGCTGGTAGTGGCCAGCAGTGCCTGCTCTTTAATGTTGCTGTAAGCGCGGATTTCGGCGCGGCGATCCAACACCTGCTGCGGGACACCAGAGCCGGTTTCAGCCATCCGCGTGATGTACCAGTCGCTATCGCTCAGCATGGAGCCAGCGTTGCGCTTGATGTGCCCGATGTACTCATCAACCAACCCAGTGTGATCTTTGGGTTGATTTGGAGCCCAGTAGAAACGCTGGTCATACTGAGGCGGCTTAGGTAAGGGGCCGGTGATGCCACGTTCGCTGCGCTCCTCCTCAGAGGAAAGCAAGAGCCAGTTGCTTGGGTATTGGATCTCGTCAAGCGTAAACGCCATGCTGTCCGAGACAGTGCGTCCATCATGAAGTTGATAGGTAGCCATGGCGGTTAGGGGTTGGTTTGGGCACGAGCGTTTTTGAACTTGTCGCCCGTTGTAGTGATGCTGTACGTATTGTTGCCGCTGGTGTTGTAACTGGTGCTATTGGTGCGCACCTTGAAGCCATTGCTGAGCTTGTCTGCGTGGGTGCCAAACGTGACTGAGTTGCCGTTGATCGTCATGGCAGTCGGCACGCCATTGAGCCAGATAAAAGGACCATTTGCATTGGCGTTACCGGTGAAGCTGCCGCTGGTCGTGATTGACCCTACAGGTAGGTTTTGAGTACAAAGTGCTTTGAAGCCCGAGGGTGCTTGATAACTGAAACTGCGTTGGCCGAAGTTGCAATCATGCACATTAGATCCAAGGCCGCTGGATGACGCTGGAACTATTGCAGTGCCAGTAACAGA